GTCTATCAATAATACTCTGGTAATTTGTTGATATAAATACGCCGTGGTTGAATACATAAGGATCTCCAACAATATTTATGGGCAATGACTTGTTTGCAAAATTAGCTGAAAAATACCCGTTTATAACACTTTGCGTCTATGCCTCTGCAGAATACGTTGGCATTGTGCAAAATCAAGATGACGCAATAACCACAATCTATGACTTTGGCAGCATACAAGATGTTGAACAAAAACGATTATTTTTAGAGCTTGCAAATGTTTGGTGGTGGGAAAGCAATAGAAGTATTCCTATCAATATATTTCTGAAATCTGACTGGGATCCGTTTAAAAACTATATAAAAACTTTTAGTAACAAGGATCTTACTATATTGCATGGTCCTGTATGCAGTCTAATAGAAATGAGCCGGCGAAAAACCAAACGTAAATCAATTACTTTGGTCAGGCGTCTTGATTAAGTAAATTCATGTGTAGTGATACTAAAGCTGCATAGGAAATTGCATGGCTGTGCTTGAATACAAATCCTTTGCTGTCATTTCCGTCCCACACAGATTCAAACACATCTTTCCACATTTTATTTTGTAAATGTGCTTTACCAGGACGTATTACACTGATAAATGCGGCCATTCTGGGTATACTGTCTGGTTGCATGGATTTTAGTAGTTCGGTATAATTTCCTATATGTACCAACTGTCCTGCCCAGATTGGGTCTTGCCATAGCCGAGCCCAAGGTGGCTCAGCGGTAATCATTTCTTTATAGTGTTCCGGATTTTTAACCAGTTGGTAAACACTCATATTTAAAAAATCAATTTTAAAATAGCCACGTTGCTCTGCTTGCTCATAATCAATGGCTGCACAATTATTAACAGGATCTCTTGGTATATCTGTGACATAAATTCCAGAATTATGCCGCCTTACCTGTCCTTGAATTATTTGTCGTGCAGGTGTGTGCTGAATTAATTTTAAAATTTGTTCTCGATCAGCAAAGTCAATATCAATATCTGCACTCATTACCATCCTGCCTTTATTAAAATATCTTTGGCATATTCTTGATCAGCAGGATAGTCTTGAAATTTTTTCATCCAGAAATCAGAATCGATGTAAGACCAAATCATTGCGATTTGTTCAGTGCTCAACTCAGATAAAAACTGTTGCCCAGATTCTGAATTGTATATAATCCAAGGACTTATGCGTCCGGTAGTAATTGCATGACACATGGCATTTGAATTGCCATACCGCAAACAATCGTGTGCTGGATTAGAAGTTTGTTCTTGCCATGTAATACCAAATTCAATGGCTCTAGCCAATGCATCATTTACATTCTCTACACGTAGATAGTCTAACAAGTATTCTGTATAAATGCTATCTCGACACCAATGATCAATTTTTTTATTTTGTTTAAGCACATACTCTATAAATCTAGCAGGATTTATTGCTCGTATATCCACACAATAACGACCAAACTTTACAAACGCTTGATAATATGGACTATCAGCAAAGTCATCAAATGTTTTTAATCGTGCAGATCCTTGAGTTATTTCAAAGAATTTTAAGTATGCCTGTAGTCCTAATTGAACACCACGCTCCGATTGTTCTTGTCTACGTCGACGTGGCTCACAACTATGTACCGAAAGACTGGTTTCTTTTATAAAATCTTTGCGACAATACTGACAAGTATAGGTCATTTTTCTTGACCAAGATTATGTAAATAAGAGTCAATTTCTTTTTGCGTGGTTAGTTTGCTTAGTAAGTCAATGTCGGATCCTTTCGTGTTAGGAAACAAGGTCATTAATTGTTTTTTCTTTGTACCAGTGCTGGCGGCATTTTCGTCTTTTTTCTTGGGACTTATCCATTGATGTCGATGTGTGCCCATGCCAGGACTTACACTGCTGGCACAAAGCCATTGTAGCTGTGGATGCCGGTTGATAGTAAAAAAATGTTTGTTTAATCTTTCATTGGTGCTGATCAAATAAAACTCTTGCAGGTCTCGCGATCCTTGAACACTACTACCCCAACGAATCATTAAAAAATTACTAAACTTTTTCTTTTCCTCATCAGTGAGATCGGCGTAAAAGTTTCGATCCTTACGATCAAAACACATCATTTCGTTGGCTATACTAAGTTTATCGCTCATATTTTTTGAAAATGTAAAATTGGATTTCCGTTTCCTCGTGCCTCTGCGGGATAAACTTTTTGTGTTATTAATTCATATCCGAGGTTAAGCATGGCCTGTGTCGTAAGTTTGTTATCTATGGTTATTATTAAATCGCAAGTTTTTTTATTGTCAATTACATATCGCATACCAGGGTTGTTTGCAGTTTCGTGGTTCCAAGCAAAACAAGGTGCCATATTATCAATAATTATAGTAGTCGGATCACAGCAATTTACTAATTCTTCTAATACATGCAACGGTGCATGACTATGATATATTACTCCTAATACTAACGCAACATCTACTTTTCCAACCTTATCTAAATCTTTATGCATATCACCGTGTATAACTGCTGCGTCTGGAAATTTTCTACTGACACATTGTGCTGGCATTTCAGCTGCTTCCAATAATACAAGTTTGCCAGGATTGTTTTTTACTATCCATTCAGTAATATGCCCTTCAAAGCATCCAATTTCCAGTACAGTTTTATCTCGACAATGATATAAAAAATTTTCATTTAAAAACCTGCACTTTGCCAAATTCTTTTCTTCAATTATTTGTTCTTGATTAGATTCCATTACCAGGCCTTGTTGTAATCTACTATTTCACAGTTACGACTGATATCTTTTACAAAATAAACACATTCGGGTTTAGGACCATCTGTTAAAGGAACACACAACATTTGCCCATTCTTTAGTTTAGGAGCATACCATGTTACTTCTTGATAGATATCTATAATTTCAATGTCTGGAAAACTGGGTCTAAAACTGCTTAATGGATTAAACTGGAATACTTTAAACCCTCGATCGTTTATACTGGTCAATGGCAACACTTCCAAGTCGCCCAGATCTGGCTCACCAATTAGTATTTGCCAGTCCATGGGCATCTTAATTCTATGTTCTCCGATCCTTAAAACTAATGCAGGGGCATTAAAGCTTTCTAAAAATATCAGTGGTATGTAATGATAGTCAGGATCCACAGGCGTTGAATTGTCTAAGATTGCAAACCGCATATCTTCAACTTCATCTGGAAGATGATCTAGTTCATAATGTTCATTGTCAAGTGTTAATATTCGCATGTGTTTATTATACATGTTGCATTGTAAAAATGCAACCTTTTATTTCCATTCCAACTTTTCTTGTGTAAAAGGATAGTTAGCTTCCTTATAGAAAGTTTTTCTTTTGGTCAAATGACGTTTTGCAAATTTACAAGTACTGGTAATATCCCAGATTTCTACATGATCTTTGTCTTCTGCTTTGCGTATGCCGCGGCCAATTGATTGTATAACGCGAACAAAGCTTTTTCCGGGCTCCAAAAGGACCAAATTAAATATCCTAGGAAGATTAATACCAACAGCGGCCACACCGTAAGTCGCCACAATAATCTTGCCAGTGCTAGTTGCAATTTCGTCATATTCACTTTGTCTTTCCCCTGCCTTGGTTGATCCTGATACAAATACTGCATTGTCTAACTGTGCTACCAATGCTTGACCAGCTGCAATACGGTCAACCAAGACCAACGTATTGCCAGTGGCATTGACTTGTCGCACAAGATTGGCAATAGTTTGAAGTCTTTCTTCTTGTTCTAGTAGATATTTTAATTCGCTTTGATAATTGGTGAACTCTGCATGATCAACCAGTTGTACAATGTTAACATGACACTGTGCAAGTACTCCGCGATCCTGAAGTTCGCTAGCTGCCAAGTGGCTGATCACTGGCCCTATACTTACCAAAAGGCTTTGGCTTTCGAATTTTTCTTTGGGTATAGTCCCAGTCAGTCCCCAACGAATTGGCACACGACTCATTGCTCCGGTTAGTAAAGTTTTTAATGCATCAGCTTTGGCCATGTGTACTTCGTCGACTATGACACATACTACTCCTTCTAAAAAGTCTCCAATGGATATGTCAGCGGTGGCATTTTTTGTGTTCTTTAGTAGTACGTTTAAACTTTGCCAGGTGCATATAGTATGTGTTCGCCCAAACTCTTTACGATCACCAAAAAACACACCCACATCCAGTCCTAAGTTTTTATAATCTGCTTCCGTTTGTGTTACCAAACTTTTATTAGGAACTATAACAATACTGCGGCCGTGTGCTTCACAGCGCTGACTCAGTGCTGCAGTCATAATAGTTTTACCAGCACCAGTGGCAACTTCCTGTAAGCATTGTGGGTTAGCTAAAAAGTTGTTAATTATTTCAACTTGATAATCTCTTAATAAAATTGGGTCTCCAGCTTTGGGATGATTTTTAGGCCATGTGCGTGTGCTAAAACTGTTTTCGCTTACTTGCTCAAAATCAAATGTGGTTTTATAATCGCGTTGATCGTTGAGCTCAATGTCGTAATTAAAATCTTCAAGTATAGAGATAATTTCTGGCAGTAAATTAACATATGTACTGCCACCCATTTGGAAATAGCTGACTTTGCCATCCCATCTGCCTAGTCTAACTGCAGGAAGATATCTTGCATATGGCACATCGTATTTGAATGTATTAACTAACTTTCGTCTTACGTCAAGATCAAGTCCGTCTATTTTAATGTTTACTTCATCTCGAATTGTTATGGTACAGTGTTTCATTTAAATATGTTTATAATCAGGAAATATGCTGGCAAAATTAAGTTTTCTAAATTGATCGTGTGCTTGCGTTTTTATTCTAAATTCATTAAAATATTCAGAATCGTCTTCGTTGTTCAATAGCTGCGTCCAATTACGTACATCTTGATATTGGCTGCTGTTTAATTTAAGGATTACTTTGTTTTTTATGTGTTCAGGCCACACAGTCGGTCTCATAAAAATAGGATTATGAACTCTTCCTAACCACGGTCGCGGCAATCCTATATTGTAACACCATGAGAAAAATTCGTCAAGATAATAGATGTTGTACGCACTGACTGTATGACTTACACTTAATTTAAAGTTAGATAATATAGACTGTTGTTCTAAATACAACTTAGTATGTGCAACTGTTTTGTCCCAATTAGCTGGATATCGGATGTATTCGTATCTTTGTTGGATTCCATCTATACTAAGTTGTAGGTCAATTTCTTTAAAATGTTGCCATATGGTCCACCATTCATCATCAGGCCATATAGTAACATTAGTTGTATAATGCAAAGACATTTTGTTAGCTTGACCAGACGAGATATAGTATTTTAATAACTTTTTCTGTTCCTGTATCCCACTTAAAAATGGTTCCCCACCCGGAATATCTATATGTAAAAGATTTGGCGATGCGTCAACAAAATCTTTTACAAAATCTTTTTTATAAAACTTAAAAGGAATTATATCTTGTTTGTATATGTGCTGATATTCTTTTTGCCATCGACTCGAAGATGCAGGACCACATGTAATACACTTTAAATTACATGTGTTACCAAATGCCACACTTGCGGTGATAAAACCACTGTTCACAAAATCATAAGTTTGATAATAATCTTTCCATCTGGCATTGTCTAATATTCGTTTACTTTCTATGCCATTGGCCTCTTCAATACGACAACGTTCGCATTCTGCCGGCCATTGATCATTTAAAAATTGTTGTTTAATATTTTCAACCAGGTTACTCTGCTGATATTCTTCTATAGAATGTGATTGTATATTGAAAGTACTTTGATGTCTTTGAAATTTACAACAAGGTGTAATATTGCCATTGGGGCTAATATCAATATTGGTCCAAGGGGAATAGCAAAAAGGCATAATGCTAGTATATAGTATTAGTTTAGAAAAGTCAAAAAAACAGGTACCTTTTTATCAGTACCTGTTATAAAAG